ATTCCTGGTATTACAAGAGATAAATTTCATATTAAAGAAGGTGTTAAACGATGGGTGTATGTTTTACACAAAGAACAGTTTGATAATGAACCTGAAGTAAAACAAGAAGTCCCAGAGTATGTTAATCAAGAAAAAGAAAGTCCATTTTAATGTTAGATAGGTTTTACAGGAGAAGATATAAAATATTAGGTGGTCCTGGTTGTGGTAAAACAACTAAGATACTAGAGATTTTAGCTAACTATATTAAAGGAGGTATTAACTTAGATCAAGTTTTATTAATTGGTTTTGCTAAAGCAACAGCACAAGAATTACAGGCTAGGGTTATTAAAAACGGTTTATTGACAAGTAAACAAGCTGAATCAATTAAAACAATACATAAATTTTGTTATGACCACATAGGTAAACACGACATTTTAAATTCTAGTGTAAAAAAAGATTTTAAAAAAAGAATGGCTTCTGACCCTGACACTTGGGTTATGTTAGATGATGAAAAGTATGACAGGCAGGATGATGAGCCTGCAGGGTGGACTGAAAAAGAAGATAAAAAAATGGCTACTTATTATGAAGTAATTAGTAGAGCGCATCACAAGATAGGTTTTGACAAAAGACATAAGTATAAAGATGATTTAGAAAAAGTTTTAGATTTTTTTGGAGAAAGTGAAAATGATAAATATAAAAATGTACACACAGCGCAATTAACTTATTTTTATACTAACCTTAAAAAATTTAAAAGTCAGACAGGTGTTATTGATTTTGATGATATGTTGTTAAAAGCTTTATATCCTACAGTAGAGTTTCCATCTTATAAATTAGTATTGGTTGATGAGGTTCAAGATCTTTCAAAACTAGAATGGCAAGTCATATCTAAAATAGCACAAAAAACTGAAGAGTTATTTTTAGTTGGTGATGATGATCAAGCTATATATGGATGGAAGGGGTCAGACGTTCGTTTATTTCAAAAATGGCCTTGTAAAAAAGAAAACGTTACACGTTTAGAAACATCTTATAGGCTTCCAGGAAAGATATATGATTTTGCTTTAAGTATAAGAGATGAAATAAATAATAGATTAGGTAATGAATTCACTTGCCAAAAAAGAATAGATCCAGAAAATAAAGATGAAGGACATATTTCTTATATAAATGGTTTAGATGAAATAGAAGATTTAAATGAAAACTCTGAGATAATTCTTTGTGCAAGAGCTAATAATCTTCTTAGACCTTACGCCGATTTTTTAAAACAAAACAATTTAATATGGTTAGAAAAATCACAAAGCATGGACGACAGGGGTAGATTTAGAAGTTCTTTTCCTGACGGTTGTAAAGAAGTTATAGAGTTTTGGCATACCCTGCAAGAAGGTTATTCAATTAAAGGTACAGATTATATTAAAATGGTTAAACAAATGAATGTGAAATTTATTTCTGAAAGAAAGAAAACTGCTTTATCTAAAAAAGATACAGCGCCGATAGAATTATATGAAGCAGACAAAATGTTTTCATATGAACAATTAAAAAATAAATTTTACCTTAATGCTCCTTTAGAAAAAATGTGGTATGAAATTTTTTATTTTGATACTACACGAATTCAATCAGCTAAAAAACCTAAAGCTATATTTAGAGATAGAGAAGACTTTAACGATTACCTAAAAGGTTGTTGGGAAAAAAATAANAATTTAACGACTGAGATCACATTATCAACTATACATGGAGTAAAAGGAAAAGAAGCTGACAAAGTAGTTTTGGCTGTTGAGTGGGGTTTTTCGTTAAATGCGTACAACAAAGGTAATCAACAAGTTGAAGATGAAGAAGTAAGAGCCTGTTATGTAGGTGTTACTAGAGCTAAAAAAGAATTATACTTGTTTGAACCACCTGGACAATACAAAAAACCTTTTCCATTATTACAAACTTACTTAGGAGAAAAATATGACGGATGATAATATATTTGATGAGGCCTTTCCACAAGACAAACAAATTGGAGGATCTCACTATAAAGACTTTCACATTCAACCTTATGAATTTATTTCAAAGAATGATTTATCCTTCTTTCAAGGAAACGTTGTGAAATATGTTTGTAGATATTTACACAAAAATGGTGTAGAAGATCTTGAGAAGATCAAACACTATTGTGATCTAGAAATTAAAAAAATGAAAGATACAAAATGATACAAAAACCTTTATTTGCTGTACAGACAGAGTGGTTTCCACCAGAGGATTTTCCAGACTTATCAAAGTATGATGAGATTGCAATTGACTTAGAAACTAAGGACCCGGATTTAAAAACAAAAGGTTCTTCTTCAATGAGAGGACAAGGTGATGTAGTTGGTATTGCCATAGCTGTTAAAGATTGGTCAGGCTATTACCCTATCGCACATGAATCAGGACCTAACATGGAAAGAAAAAAAGTTCTTGGTTGGTTTGCAGATGTACTTAAAACAAAAGCAGATAAAGTATTCCACAATGCTATCTATGATATGTGTTGGATTCATAGACTAGGGCTCACGGTTCACGGAACAGTTGTTGATACAATGATCATGACTTCTTTGGTTGATGAAAATAGATTTAGATACGACTTAAACTCTGTAGCACAACACTATACAGGNATGGGTAAAAATGAATCTGCATTACAAGAAGCAGCAAAAGAATGGGGTGTTGATCCTAAAGCAGAGATGTACAAACTTCCTGCTATGTATGTTGGAGAATATGCTGAAAGAGATGCTGAAGTAACTTTAGCCTTATGGCAAGAACTTAAAAAAGAAATAGAACACCAAGACTTACAATCAATTGTTGAGATAGAACAAAAAGTTTTTCCTTGTATACTTGATATGAAAATAAAAGGTGTAAGGGTTAGTGAATCACAAGTTGATCAATTAGACCATCAATTAAAAAAATCTTACGATAAATATATAAAAAGAATACATGACGACACAGGTATATATCCTGAAGTTTGGGCCGCAAAAAGTATTGAACTTGTATGTAACAAACTAGGTATTGATGACTTTGATAGAACAGANAAAACAAAAAAACCTTCTTTTACCAAAAATTATTTAAAGAATCACAAACACAAAGTGCTTAGAGCAATNGCAAGTGCAAGAGAACTTGATAAANTAAAAAATACTTTNTTAGAGTCTATTAAGAATTATGTTTACAATGGTAGAATACATGCGGATATACATCAATTAAAAGGAGACTTTGGAGGAACTATAACCGGGAGGTTATCTTATTCAAACCCTAACTTACAACAACTACCTAACTATACTAATATTGGTAAGGGTATCAGGTCTATATTTATGCCCGAAGAAGGCCATAGATGGGGTTGTTTTGACTATTCTCAACAAGAACCTAGGCTGGTAGTGCATTATGCTCTAGCAACTCTAGGAACCACTGGGGTTCAATCTATTGCAGATAAATACGATGAGGCAGGTGAAAACCCTGATGACCCAGAAATTCAAAAAGCAGCAGACTTTCATAGTATGGTAGCTGAAATAGCAGACATAGATAGAGGACAAGCTAAAACTATTAATCTTGGCTTATTTTATGGTATGGGTAAAGCTAAATTACAAGCACAACTGGGTGTAACTGATCAAGTAGCTAGAAATCTTTTAGCAACGTATCATAGTAAAGTTCCATTTGTAAAACAATTAATTCATCATACAATGGACCGTGCTCAACAAAGAGGTTGGATTAGAACTATATTAGGTAGAAAGTGTAGATTTAACATGTGGGAACCAGCAACGTTCGGGATGCATAAACCACAAACATTTGATGATGCGTGCATGGAACATGGATCACGAAACATTAAAAGAGCATTTACATACAAAGCATTAAATAAATTAATTCAGGGGAGTGCGGCTGATATGACCAAGCGAGCTATGATAAATTTAAGAGAATCTGGTATTACTCCAATGATTCAATTACATGATGAGTTAAATGTATCCTATGAAAATAAAGAAGAAGCTGTTAAGATAAAAGAAATAATGGAACAAGCTGTTCCTCTTAAGGTACCTAACAAAGTAGATTTTGAAGATGGAGAATGTTGGGGAGATATAGTTAATAACCAAGAGGAGCAAGTAGATGAGGATTTTTAATGGCTTACTTAAATGCAAACATACCAGCAAC